GTGGCCTTACTTGTTGGCCGGATTGTTCGGATGGTTCCGCCAGACCTTCTTAGCGAGCTTCACGATCTTCGCGTCGAGCGCCTGAAGGTCGCGCTTCTCGCTTTCGGTGAGCTTCGTGGGGTCCATAGCGGCCTCCTTAGGGTTGCTTGAGGGGCGGCATGGGCACGTGCTCGTTTTCATCCATGCTTTAGTGGAGCGCTATTCCACATTCCTCACGGCAAGCGCCCCTCAAGGAACCCTAGCGCGGCCCATAGGCTTGCTATTGCCGTACCGCGCTCGGTTTCCCTTGTGTGGTCGCAAGGCTCTTGGCGAACCCCACGGCGGTCACAGTCTCCCCGAGCCTTTGGCACGTTGAGGGCTTCCGCTACGTGCGACACCCTACAGCCCGTAGGCGGTGCCGTCTGTTACTCCCGGTCGCATGGTAGGTGCCGCTGCATCGCTCGCCCTGTTTGGACCTTGCGGGCGGACAGTCTCCACCCTTCCCGGTCAGGCGCTATCGCAGCGGGCCTTGCCATACAGGAGGCCGCACGGTGGCCCTTGGCTTTCCCAAGGCGGACCACGACCTTGCATCGCTTCTCCCGAAGGAGAGTAGGGGCGGCGATGAAGCCCCACATTTCGTTCGTTCCTTATGAACCCGACACTGTAGCGTGTCAAGCGCCTTAGCGTGCCTTCCTTGGGGAGCCTAGTGAGGCGTCTAGGAGCGGCTGTTGGCACGGTGGCCGGTTGCCTGTTGCTCCCTTCGCGCTCGCCGTATCGGCCAGCCTTTGGAGGGCTTCGCTCTGGAGCCGTTCGCCTAGCGTCGGGTTCTCCGGAACGCCACCCTTCTAGGCTCGTTAGCGTGCCATGTCAAATGTCGCAGTTTTCGGCCACTTTTGGGGCGCTGCATGGGTTCCGCATGGGTTCCTGAGGGGCGCTGGATGTCACCTATAGGTTACAGAAAGGGGCAGAGACACGACAGGCACGCGCCGCGCAGCACCAAGAGCCCTCACGCCCCACATACGCACGTCCACGCGGCCAAATAGCCCCCCACGGCACAGTTTGTGCCACCGCATCGGCGAAAGAGCGCCCCTCGCGGCCCCTATGTGCCTCCGTAGCGTGCCTGTGGGCCGATCAGGGAGCGGTGCCCCTATGGGGGGCGTCAGCCGCGAGTGACCCCGCGTATGGGGCCTCAGAATTGTGAGCCATTTTAGACCCTGGAAGGCACATGCCCCTCAGAGCCCCTTAAATAGGCCCTGTAGCGTGTCCAGCACGTTTGGCTGTCCTACAGCCTGAAGGTCCCTCGAGGCTCTCTAGGGTGCCTCTACGGGCCTCCTAGCGCCCTCCGCGGACCACAGACCAGACATCAGTGCCCAACAGCACCGCTGCGACCCCCACAACGACCCTCAAGGCCGCCCCACGGTCCCCTTTAGTCTGCCATAAGGTCACCCATCCGGCCGCCGCGGGGATCACCGCGACGCCGAGCGCCTGGGCGAGGACCCACTTGAGCTCGACCGGGCCATGGACGACGGCCCAGGGGATGGAGACCACGGCGGCTACGCCGGCGACGACCAGGATCGAAGACCAGGTGCTATTATCCCGCACTCTTCGGGGGAAGGGGTACATATAAGGGTACCTTAAGGAAACCTATAAGGGGAACAATATATGTTTATTGTGAAGGAGTACAACATAGGGAACCCCTAAGGAGACCTGATGGTCCCCTCAGGAGCCCCTAAGGTGGTCATTTAGTCCCCGCTGCGAGCCTTGGCGGCATCTGAGGCCATGAAGAAGACCGTCAGGAGGACCCAGAGGAGCCCAAGTAGGGCGAATAGGTCAACAATGATGTGCATGTGGGGGTCCTATTTGGCTGCCGGGTGGGTCTCGGAGTCGTGGAAGTAGATGATGTAGTCGGACCTCCAGCGGAACCGAGGGTCCTCCATCCTCATCACCCTTCCTCCCATCTCCCGAATGAGCCGTAGCATGGCTTCCATGTAGCCCCAGGCCTCGTTGATCTCGGCCCACCGGAGCTGCTCGGCCATCAGGCCGGCCATGCGGAGGGCATTACTTACCGCCATGTGGCGCTCCGGTGGGTCTTGAGGGCACGCCTTAGGGCGGCCGGAGAGGTGGAGCGGCGGGAGACCTGACGGCCTCCTCCGCGGGTCCGATGGGGGTCATCGGGGACGAACTTGGCGCCCTTGAGCTGCGTTGCCATAACCAATTTGGCGAACTCTTGGGCGTCCTTTCTCTCCAGCTCGGCTTCCGCCTTGGAGCTGTCGAGGGCCATGTAGTCGAGCCAGTAGGCGACCGCGTTGGCGAGCACGTCGATGCGGTCATCCTTGCGGAGAGCGCCCCGCTGGTTCGCCATGTGGGTTAGCTGGTAGAGGCCAGAATATTCCAAATAGGCGAATTTGCCGAGCTTTCGCTCCGCATGGGACTTCACTTCGACCAGGTCATCTTCGATCACCGACCGATCCACGACCAGGCGGTGGTTCTGAAGCACGGGCTGGAGGTGGCCGATGATCCGGCTCTCCTTCATCGCCACGCCCACCTTGTGGTCCTCCACACGGCCCTTGAAGCCGGCCTGGCGGAGGTGCGTCTCGAGCAGCCGGGAAAACATCCCGTCGCCGAAGTTGGACTCCACGCGGATCAGAGGGACGCCGGCGTCGACCGCGATCTGGGCCAGGTCGGCCATCGTGGCCTCGCTGTGCCCGTCCTTGAAGCCGCCCCACTTCCGCAGATAGATGCGGCCATTGAGGAAGCTGGTCAGGGCATAGCCGGTCTCATCGGTGCCGGAGCCGGAGGGGTCGATCTCGAGGACCGTCCCCGAGTAGGGCTTCCACTCGTCGGCCACGTACAGCGGGCCGTAGAAGCGGTCCCCGTCGAAGCCGACGTTGTCCAGGTCCTTGAGGAGCTGCTGCCGGCTCGTGCCCCAGGACAGGTGGATCGGGGCTCGCTCCTGGTCGACGTCGAAGACGATCAGGTCGCGGGTCTTGAGCGGGAAGCGCTCTTGGTCCGTGAGGCTCGTGTCGAGCATGAACTGGAGCTGGAAGCCGGCCAGGCCCCACTCCGTCTCGCGCTCGATCAGGTCCTCCTCATTGAACCGCTGAGGGTCCGTTGGGGCGCCGCCGAGGCTGGACCCGAACTTGGGCTCCGACAGGGCGGGGTTCTCCTCCAGGTCCTTCGCCAGCATGGGCGCCAGGTCCTCGAGGTAGAGCTCCATCTTGCCGGCCATCGGGTAGCGGCCCGGCCACAGGCGCATGGAGTATCCCTTGGCCTTCAGGCCGCGGTAGATGGACGCCATGCTCTGGAACGTGCCGAGGTAGATGGTCTCGCCACCCGGCTTACGCAGAGCGGCCGCTTCGCCGACCCGGTCGACCAGCTTCTCGCGCTGGCCCTCGGTCTCCGAGTTGTTGGGGACCTCGACGTCGTCGAACAGAAGAATGTCCGAGCGTCCGCCGGTGAGCTGCCCGCCGATCCCCGCGGCCCACACTGAGGGGTCCTTAGAGGGCTTTGCGGGTCCCACGTCGAACTGCATGGTGCTGTTCTTCTGGGACGCTCTGGCTTGCAGACCGGCCCACGGAACGGGCTCCTGGGTCTCTATGTCGGTGGCGTTGATGAGGGTGTGGATGAAGGCCGCCACGGTCGCCGCGAACCGCTCGTTGGCGGAGACCACGCCGATCTTGAGGTCGGGGTCCTTCCACAGTCGCCAGACGATGTAGGCGCCCGTGAGGAAGGTCTTCCCGACGCCCCGGAAGGCGGCGATGAAGCGGAGCCTCGGGCCTCCTTCGAGGTACCGGGCGATGTCATATTGGACCCGCGTGGGGGCGGGGAGGGAGAGGACTCGCGTCCAGACGTACCAGATGAACTTGAGGAAGGAGCCCTTGAGGATGTCCTCCAGGGTCTCCGGCACGGTTGCCAAGGTTTCGTCCTTACATTATTCCCGTGCCGACCATCTGCGGACCCCTATGGCCCCCGATGGAGGAGGCGTAAGATGATCCGCAGATATTTGCGTCGGCTCTGGGCTACCATCATGTCCGTCACCCACCAGACCGACGAGGAGTGGTGGGAGCGGCAGTGGTGATGCTACGGGTGGAGCGCGGCTAGGTAGGTTTGCAGATTGCCGCGATCCGTGGAGTTCAATATCCCCGTGCCGAAGACAACGCCGTAGATGCGGCCGCCGAGACGGTCGCTGCCGCCTCCTGCTTGGGCACCGAGGGTGAAAGACCTCGGATCGGTGCGGAGCGCGAAGCTGTTAGCCGTCGAGCCAGCACTGACGTTGTCCAGGAATACCTCAACCGCGGATGTGCCGGTGTTGAAGAAGGCGACGAAGGGAGTGGCGGCCGTAATCGTCCCACCCGTGTCTGACGCGCCAGCGGACCAATCGGCCTTCGAGCTGGCGCCCGTTAGGACACCAGCGGCCGACTGAAGATACGAAGTGCCTGATGCGAACACTTCGTTGTCCGCGATGCTGGTGACGTATCCAGAGACCGCTATCCAGTTCTGGCCGCTCCCGTCGCCAGCCGCAATGGCCGCCGCGGTTGCCATGAAGTCGTCCGTATGGTCGAACTCGAGGTACGGCTTCCCGCTGCCCGTGCGGTAGAGCGGGCGGCTGCCGAGGGTCGCCTGGATGAGGTGATTAGCGTTGCCGGACTTGTCGTTCGCCTGGTAGACCGCTTGCCCGTCGGCGCTGACCAGCGTCGTACCGGCATCCGTGTAGAGCTTCGCCGGGTCCGCCTCGACCCATACGAGTGGGCTCAGCGAGGCGGGTGTCCACGCAGGACCGCCGCCGCCCGAGAGAGCGGCGACTGACCGCGTCAGCCCGAAGAAGGGTAAATCAAGCATGACGTGGGGGTCCTTAGTTCGGGATAAACTGCGCTGATCCCAGAGCGTGCAGCCCGTTGGTCGTCGGGGACCAGACACCAGCGCCGGACACTTGCATGACGTAGGCGTAGTATTTGACGCCGGCAGTTAGGCCGGTCACGCTGATCGTCTTGGCGCCGGCGGAGGCTACCGCCTGGGTGCCCTGCTTGGGGAACGGGGTGGTGTTGTTGATGTCGTTGAAGTCCCGCCCGTTCTTGACTTCGCCAGGCAGGCGCGGCGGACAGTAGCTCGAGCCGTCACAGTCGAGGTACGTGACGTCGCTGACGACCCAATAGAGGGTGCCGTTGCCGGTGTCGGTCGTGACGTTGATGGTCGCCGTCGTGGCGCCCGTTACGGTGACCGAAAAGGCCGTGAGCTGAGGCGCCGCGGAGACCGTCCAGGAGACATTGGTGGTGTGGGGCGTCCCGCCGCCGGAAGGCGTCTCGGTGATCGTCCCGGTTCCTGAGCCGGCCGTTTGGGTTCCGTCGAGGGACCAGAAGCGGGTCTTTGCGTCGAAGGTGAGGCCGGTCGGCCAGGTGCCTCCGAAGGTCAGAGTGCTTTCCGGTTGGGTCCCGACGATGGGACCGAAGTCCACATTGCCGGTGCGCCACGGGGTGCTGTCGATGGCGAGGTCGATCAGCGGAGGCGTGGCCTGCCCGTAAGCGCCCAGGATCGACGTCAGGAGAGACCGCTGGATGTGGGCTTCCGGATTGTCGATGGCGTACTGCATCATCGCCGAGTAGCTGGCGTAGCCAGCCGCAGTGGCGAGTGCGGGTGCGTCTAGGGCCGCATTGGGGAACGTGACGGAGCTGCGGTTGGTGTTCGTGCCCGAGGTCGGGTCGTCCCACACGTTGTTGGTGAAGGTCGGGAAGTCCGTCGCCGAGTTATCACGGGCGACATAGGTGCCCCCCGAGGCCGACCACTGTGAGCTGATGTTATGGTCGAAGACCATGTAGCTCGGTGCGGCATACAGAGAGTCAACGCTGTACGTTGAGTTCTGTCCGGTCCCACCATTATGTGCGAGCACGTTGTAGCGCGAGGTCGCAATCGTCTTCCCGCGCAGCGTGTCGATCCCCCAACCGCGGGGATTGGAACTGTTTAGGTCGATGCCGTTGAGGATCGCGTTCGCGGTTACGTCGAGCGCATCGCCCCACGGGCTTGCGAAGTCGGCATGGTTACCGCCTCCGGCGCTGATCGCGATGGGGCAGTAGAGATAGACGTTGCTGTGGAGGATCGTGTCGTCGCGGTGCGACCCGCAATCGGCACTGCCGTCAGCCAGAAAGAGGCGACGGTAAAGCGCCTTGGTCGTGTGCTGAGCGTAGATTGGGTGGACAAAGACGCTTGCGCCCTGGGTCGCGTCATTCCGGCCGAGCCCGCCGATCTTCCAGCCGTTGTGGTAGAAGACGCTGTCTTCGACCGTGAGGCCCCATCCGCCCGAGACGTAGAGGCCGTTGATGCCTCCCGCCCCCCACTCGCCGTAGAAGGCGCTGTTGCGGACGATCCAGTGCCGTCCGACAATCGGGCGGTGGTTGATCTTGAGGATGAGTCCGGAGTAGCGGAACAGGTCGTTCTCGAAGAGAAAACCGCTGCCGATGTCCTCCAAGTCGTTGAAGGCGTCGGCGACGTTCCCCGGATTGATGTCGATACCGCGGAGTGCGATGTAGCTCTGTCCGGTCCCGCCGTTCCACACGAGGGTTCCGGAGAACACCGGACGGGCGTGGGAGCCGGTCCCACTCGCCCGGCCGTATTTCGCTTCGTTGAGCGGGTCGGTCGGGTCGTAGCTTTGTGCGGCGACGAACGGATAGAGGTAGCTGAAGCCGCCGACCCGGCCCGCCATGCTCGGCGGAGCGGTCGCGTAGGTCGTCCCCTCGGCGAACAATATCTGGTCGCCGCTCCCGTCTGTCGTACAGGCCAGGACGGAAGCCGCACTCGCCTTCGGTGTCGACGGGCTCTGGGCGGCCGTACAGGTGTTCGCGTCCGACCCCGTCGCCGAGCTGACGAAGTAGCGGTGCGACCCCGCCTTCAGCGGCAAGTCAGCGAACCCGTTAGAGTCCACTCCGTTGCCGATGGCGGTGTCGTAGAGGTAGGTCGTCGAGGAGACGGTGGGCGGCGGGACGTGATGCCGGATGGTGTGGAAGCGATCAGCGCTCGCTGCCGTGAAGGCTTGTAGTCCGAAAAGCAGCGCCGCCAGCGATAGCCAGAAGGCTCGCATTAGGTGAAGTTGCCTACGGCGATGACCGAGAGGCCGGTCCCCGTGGTGACCTTCCAAGCCCCCGCCAGGCTTGTCAGCCCGAGGGAGATGGGGAAGGGAACCAGGTTCGAGAGAGCGCTTGCGCCGCCGGCGAACACGGTGATGGCTGAGCCGGCGCCATCCTTGATACTCACCGCCCCCGGTGAGGTCGATGTCGGGATGATGAGGAGGTGGGAGATATAGTCGCCCACCGCTCCCGTGGCGCCGATGACCTGATCGGTCTGACTTGCGGCGACGGTTTCAAACTCGCCGGGACCTACGACCGCGCTTGGGGCGGTCGAGCTGGCGTTCGAGGCAATCGTTGAGAGGTAGCCGAGAGCGCGCTTAACCAGCGCGATCAGGCTGAACGTCCCTGTGTCGGACGTGGCCGAGCTGTCCGCCGGGGCGCCGAGGCCAACGACCAACGGGTCATCCGTTGCCTGGACAACCGAAAGCGAGTCGACCTTTGCGTTTTGCCCGGCGTTGGGAAGAGAGTTGACAGTACGGGTGATGCTCCCGCTGTCGAGAACTGAAATGGTTGGAAAAGCCATCGTATATCTTTCAGAGGACTTAGAGCGGCAGGAGCACGAGGAGGCCGCTCTGCGCTGTCTGATTGAACAGGAATTGCCCCGCGCTGCCCGCGGCGGCGGCGGTCGTGGACGTGAAGGTGTCGCTCGTGGACCCAACGGTGAGCGTCGTGTTCACTGAGGCGGAGTTGGTGCCGGCGGACGTATGGCGAACCGCCAGGGTATCGCCGTTGACCACGGTGACAGGGCCAGAGACCCATGAGCCGCCATTCTTCTGCAACTGGCTCGAGGCGTCGCCGCTGATCGCGGCCGTGGCGCTATCGCTGGCCCCGAGGCCGGCAATGGTGATCGTGTTCGAGGTCTGGAGCGTACTCAGAGGCACGCTGGAGACATCGGTGAAGCTGAAGGCCGACGGGCTGGTATCGTTGAGGTTCGCGACCGCGATGCTGAGCGTGGTCGACTTGGGGCTGCCGACCGCTCCCGCGAGGGTCTCGACTATGGTGATCGAGTGGCTTGTCGCGGTCTCGTAGTCAGTAGGCGTGGCGCCGGCGACGATGGCCGTGCCGGAGATGGCGAAGCGGCCGCCACCGTCCACAGATAGAGAGAGGCTTGACCCAGAGGTTAGGTTCTGGATGCCGCCAACCACGGTGCCGGCCACCGAGTTCTCATTGATCGAGGCGTTGCTGAGGGACAGCACCGCGAGCGTCGGCGTGCCCCCCACGGAGCCCAAGAGGGTGGCCGCGAGAGGTGACGTCGAGCTGAGGAGCCGCTTGATCGCTACGATCCCCAGGCCTTTCGCGATGGCGGCCATGTCGGGTTACTCCTCGCCGACCCAGAGGGTCACGGTGCCGGTGCCGGCGGTGATCTCGAGTTGGATGAAGGGGACCCAGGAGATGGACTGAAGGAAGTCGGCGGTGCCGGCTGTCACGATGTCGTACCAAGGGGCGTCGGGGCTGATCCGGCCGCGGACTCGAAACGTGGTCGTCCCGTTGCCCTGCGCCTGGATGGGGAGGAGCGCGTGGCCGTAGCTGTCGCGCACCGACCCCGTGTGCGTGGCAGTGCCGACGCCCGTGAGGCTGATTTTCATGGAGGAAGGAGCTTTCAGTTGGTCAGGAAGGAGGGGTCGTCGACCTGGAGGTTCTTGAGCTCCTCCACGATCCCGGAGAACCGCGGCGAGGTCGCCGGCGCGTCCACGCCGTTGTCCTTGAGGAACTTGATGGCGACCGCGATGTCTTTGGCCTCGACGCCGTCACCTTTCAGCTTGGCTGTCAGGACGTCCGCTACGGCCGCATGGAGGGCGTCGAGAGCGTCGCTACTTGCGCGGCTCATGCTCACCCTCCAGGCGCCCGTTCAGGCGCTCTAGCTTCCCATCGACTTGCCGTAGATCGACCCTCAGGCCATCGACGGACCTGTCGAGGTCCTCTATGCGCGCGATGCGCTCGTCTTGCTTGGCATCGTTGACCTTAAGGCCCACGATGGTTCCGCCGGCGGCGAGCACGACGGCCCCCGCAATGGCGTTGATGATGCTTTCTTTAACGGTCATGTGAAGGTTACCGTCTTGACAGTGCCGATGATCCCGAACGGGTTGGTCGTGGGGCCGTAGAAGGCGTTCCAGACCCATTGAGTGTCGCCACCAACTTGAGCGAAAGAGGCCGACACGCGGCTAAATGAGAGGCCGCCGACATTCATGGTGGTCCAGCCGGAGTTCGCCCACGTGCCTTGTATCTCGAAGATCACGTGGTCGCCGCTCTCGTCCCAATAGAGGGCGCTAATGGGCGCCCCTGAATAAAGGTCGCTGGTCCCGTCGTTGATGGAGCCGATCTGGCCGAGAACGAAACCGCGGCGCCGATCATTGTTACCAGAGGACCCATCCCCGCCGGTCGTCACCGTCTGAGTGTCGGTACCTGAGCCGCCGCCCCCGCCACCTCCAGAGACCGGCGGAACGAGCGATAGAACGGGCCTCATTAGCTGAGACCCGATCCGTCTGCCGTCCAGACCCCGCCGCCCTCGTGGACGAGCGTGATCTTTCCGCCGATGGCGAGAGTGCCGGTTGTGGCCGTCCCGGAGGCGCCGTTCTTGTAGAGGCCGCCGGCGACCGCGAGTGCGAGCGCTGCGGAG